TTTTACATGGAACGCGGGTATTACAGCTAGACTTACAACTAGAGCCTCTACAACTACATCTGGTTTTTCTACATCTAGCAATCCCACTGCAACAAGAGTAACTTTAATATCACCAACAACACGTCACTTAATTCATTTTGGAACAGAAGAAACTATAGGTTCAGCTGCAACACAAGATGATATGTTTATTAGATTTTCTGTTGATGAAGATATAAATGATTATACACCAGAAGCTACCAACACTGCAGGTACACAAAGATTACAAGATGGCACAAAAATTATGGGAGCTTTAGTTGCAAAAGAAAATATTCTAGTGTGGACTGACAATGCATTGTACACAATGAAATTTGTTGGTGCTCCATTTACATTTGGATTCGAACAAGTTGGTACAAACTGTGGATTGATTGGTAAAAATGCAGCAATTGAAATTGATGGTGTTGCATACTGGATGGGTAACAATGGTTTCTTCTCATTTGATGGTACAGTTAATACATTACCTTGTTCTGTGGAAGATTATGTTTATGATGATGTTGACACTACAAAAGGTCAACAAGTTAATGCAGGTATTAATAATTTGTTTACAGAAGTAGTATGGTGGTATCCAACATCAGGATCTGATTTTAATAATAGATATGTTGTTTATAATTATGGACAAGACAATGCAAGATTACCAATGGGTAATTGGTATACAGGTACAAATACAAATTCTATTAGAACAACTTGGATTGATTCATTAGTCTATCCTAAACCTTATGCCACTGCGTATAACAGTTCAGGTACAGGAACATTTCCATCAATTATTGGTGAGACAGGATTAGGACAAAGTGTGTTGTTTGAGCACGAAACGGGGACTGATCAGGTAAATCCAGATGGTAGTGTAACTGCTTTGACATCTTTTATACAATCATTTAGCTTTTCTTTACAAAAAGATCAAAGTGAAGTATTTCTAGCTATGAGAAGATTTTTACCTAACTTTAAAGTATTGACTGGCAACAATCAAATTACTTTAGCTGTAAAAGATTTTCCTGCTGACTCAGATGTAACTACATCGTTGAGTCCTTTTACAATTACTTCTAGTACAACTAAAGTTGACACTAGAGCTAGAGGAAGATACGCAAATATAAAAATAGAAAATACTGGAGTAGGTGAGTCTTGGAGATTTGGTACATTTCAAGTAGATCTACAACCAGATGGAAGGAGAGGATAATGACAAAGGTAGTAGTAAGATTACCAGAACCTAAAAAAGAATATAGTGAAGATAACCAAAGACAAATTAACAGAGCTTTATCTACAATTATTGAACAGTTAAACTCTACATATTTAACACAACAAAAAGAAGACCAAGAACGATTTACTTGGTTAGGATTAGGATAATGGCAAATATATATAAAAATCAAAAATTAGATTTAACAACTACAGGTGCTACGACTTTATACAGTGTGCCATCTAACTCTAGAGCGATTGTAAAATCTATTTTAGTTTGTGACGATAGTAATAATGGAAGCACAATTACACTAACATTAACAGATGCATCTAGTAATGTTTTTGTATTGTTTGATGTAAAATCAATTGCTGGGCATGCAACAGAACAGTTGTTAAGTGAGCCATTGATATTACAGGAAAGTGAAGTATTAACAGCTACCGCAGCAGATGCTAACCGTCTACATGTTGTAGCATCTATACTAGAAATTAACAGGGAGGACAGATAATGCCGTTTATAGAAACAGAAGCCTCAGTTAGGTATGAAACAATTAATGGTCAAAGAGTACCAGTAATTACACCTAAGACAGAGGTTACATTAACTAATACAGTTACAGGCCAAGAGTATATGTCTGATGCAGAAGCTATGGCTGATGTGCAAAATCCAAGCACAGAGACTAAATCTGAGCACATACGAAGAGATGTAAATGTGACTGTGGAAGAGATAAAAATAGGCGCTGGATTTAATATCAGCGATTGATTATTAGGAGAAAACCAAGTAAATTAATAGATCATGGGATTATTAAAGAAATTCAAGGGAGCAGTTAAAAAGATTACTAAGCCAGTATCAAGGTTTTTAGATAAGGTTGTACCAAATGAGATTAAACCTTTTTTACCTTATGCGGCTGCAGCTTTTCCGTTTTTAGCACCTACAGCTTTTGGAAGCGCGGCTTCTGGTATAGGAAGTTTATTAAGAGCTGGTAAATTTGCACCACAGATAGGAGGTGCAGTATTACAAGGTGGTTTAAATATAGGATCACAATTAGCTCAAGAAGGTAGTGAAGGAGAATTTTCTGGTTTATCTGCATTGTTGGCAGCGGGCCAAGGAGCAGTATCTGTTCCAGGATCTGCCGAAGCATTTGCAACAGCAGGAAAAGATGCAACAGGTTTATCTAAAATGGGATTAGGTGCATTAGAAAAAGGTGCAACTAGTATGGAAGCATCTCAAGGTGTATTTAAAGATTTATTTACACCAGGTGCAGAAAATCCTGGAATAATGAAAATAGCAGGAGCATCTATAACTCCATTCACACAAGGATCAGTAGATCTTGGTATGGCTACAGCTAGAAAAGCTTTAAAAGATTATGAAGATGAATTAGCAGCTTACGAAGCGGAGACAGGAGAAGCACAAATAGCTTCTGATTCTGCTAGAAGATCAGCGATTATTGCAGCGATGACAGCAGGACAACACTCTCAAGATGTCATTGATGAAACATTATCATTATTAGGATTAAAAGATGGTGGTGTTGTAAAAATGAAAGATGGTGGTATAATGAATCTTGGCGGTAAAGAAATGGATCTACGAGGTGGTGGATTCGTGCCAATAGGTAAAAAAGAGAGAGCGGACGATGTCCCTGCAAGATTAAGCAAAAACGAATTTGTAATGACAGCTGATGCTGTAAGAGCAGCAGGTGGTGGAGATATTAATGAAGGTGCAAGAAGAATGTATGAAACAATGAACAGATTAGAGGCGAGAGCGTAATGTCAGAAACAACTACGATAACACGACCGGCACCGGTATTAGAAGCATCACTTACAAATTTTTTAAAATCAGTAGATCCTTTAGTAGGTCAAAAAATTAATGTAGGTGCATATGCACCAACAATTGCAGCAGAGTCACAATTACAACAAGATGCCAGAACTGCAGCAGCAGGATTAGGAGCACTTACAGGACCAGAGGCTTTTAGACCTTTTATGTCACCTTATCAACAAGAGGTGATTGATACAACTTTAACAGAATTTGATAGACAACAAGCAATAGCAGATACAGCAAGACGTGATAGAGCTATACAAGCAGGAGCTTACGGTGGTGGAAGAGAAGGTGTACTTGCAGCAGAAGCAGCAAGAGGAGCAGCACAAAGTAGAGCAGGATTACAAGCACAATTATTAGCACAAGGATTTCAACAAGCACAAGCAGCAGCGGCACAAGACTTAGCAGCAAGACAAGGTTTAGGAACTTACCAAACTCAATTAGGTCAAGCTGGTCAAGCACAACAACAAGCTATTCTAGATGCAGCAGCGGCAGCAGCAAGAGAAGCAGAATTTGAACCATTCACTAGATTAGGTTTAGTTGGTCAACAACTTGCACAAGTACAACCAGGTGCATTCCCAACTCAAACGATTGGTTATCAACCACCAGCAGCGCCAGCTAGTCCATTAGCAACAGCTCTTGGTGTTGGTACAGGTATTGCTAGTATTGGTAATAAACTAGGAATATTTGGCTAATGAGTAGAATTTTAAGAAGACCGATGTTTAGAGGTGGTAAAGTAGATAGCTACGGCACGGGGATCGCAAGTGGTTTAGCTAGTGGCGGCAGAGTTGGTTATGATAATGGTGGTCAAATATTACGAAAAGCAAGATCAAGAATAAGAGGTCCACAAGATTTTCCTTTAAACACTACTTTTGGTTCTATGTTTAATGCTGATTTAGGATCACCAATAAAAACTAGAAGTAGAATTAGAGGTCCACGAGATTTCATAAAAGGATCAACCATAGAAGATGCAGAAGGTTTATTAGCAGACGCATCAGCAACTGGAGTTACTAACGATGGTCAAGAGTTTTTTGGTAACGTTGAATTTGGTCTTGAAGACGACATAAGAGAACAAGCGCCTAAACTAGGAGTTGGTAGTGATTTTGATAAAGACATGGAAAATTATTTAACAGATAATATTCAAATATCTCCTGGGTTAGAAGCTTTAAGAAAAGCAAATATAAGAGATGCTAATAAAACAAGAATAGAAGATCTTACAACAGAAAGAGAAGTGGAAAAAGTTGATATTAAAGATGATGAACCAGAAGTAACTATGACTGATCTTGAAAAAGCTTTAGGTTTAGACAAAGCTAGACGTAGAGATCTTGGTGATATGTTAGGTAGAGCATCTGCAGCATTCTTAGGTGCTGGTGATGTAAGAGAAGGATTAGCAGAATT